TTTGTGACCACATGAATGACGCTCTTGGCTATCTGGTAGAATACCTATTCCCAGTTAGAACAGACCGCATAGTACCCCAACCACAAAGGTGGAGTTAATGAGTAAGAATTTAGAATACACGCACCCGCAATATGACCACAATAAATACCGCTGGGAGTTCTACCTGCGCAGCTACATGGGTGGCGAAGACTATCGTGATGGTTCCTACCTGACGCGCTACATCAATGAGGACAAGGACGAATACAATCGACGACTCGACCTGACCCCAATGGACAACCACAGCAAGAACATTGTCCACATCTACAGCAGCTTCTTATGGCGACAAGCCCCAGTGCGCAGCTTCAACAGTGCAGCGGGTAACTATGCCCTTGAACCATTCCTCAAGGATGCTGACCTTGATGGGCGCAGCTTTAATGCGTTTATGCGAGAGGCTAACATCTGGGCGAGCGTATACGGTAACGTCTGGATTATGGTCGATAAGCCAGCATCTAACGCCCGCACTAAGGCTGAAGAGCTAGGACAGGACATTAGACCTTATGTAAATATGTTCACCCCTGAGAATGTATTTGACTGGGAATATGAGCGGATGCCGTCTGGCCGTTACGAGCTTTGTTACCTGAAGGTGCGCGAGTCTATCGAGGAAATCAGCGACACTGAAAAGGTGGTTTATTACCGCATCTGGACGAAGAGCGATGTGAAGCTGTTTAAGAGTATCAACGAGCAGGACACCCACATAAGCACAGAAGAGAACGCGCTAGGGCGAATCCCTGCGGTGTTCCTACCTGCACAGCGTTCAGTAGTGCGCGGCATTGGCATTAGTGACCTGTCAGACGTTGCCTATATGCAGCGGGCTATCTATCAGGAGTTGTCAGAGGTTGAGCAGCTTATCCGTATAAGCAATCACCCCACCCTAGTTAAGTCATACGAGACAGACGCTAGTGCAGGTGCAGGTTCGGTTATCAATATGCCTGACGATATGGACGCGGCAATGAAGCCTTATATGCTACAGCCTAACGGTTCGAATCTAGACAGCGTAAGAGCCGCTATCAACGACAAGATTGAATACATTAATCGTATGTCTCACATGGGTGCGGTTCGCGGCACAGAGGCTATCACGCAGTCTGGCGTAGCAATGCAGACAGAGTTCCAGATGCTTAACGCAAAGTTGGCTGAGAAAGCTGACATTCTTGAACTGGCTGAAGAGCAAATCTGGAACCTTTGGTGTGATTGGCAGGAGCTAACCCCTGACGTTGAAATCTTCTATCCTGATTCGTTTGATATTCGGGATATGGACAAAGAGCTGGTATTCCTTCAGTCTATGCGCGCATCTGGCGTTAAGTCTGTAACCCTAGCGCAAGAGATAGACAAGCAGATTGCCGACCTAGTATTAGATGATGAGAACCTAGCCAAATCGCATTTAGAGATTGAACAAGGTTCGCAGGTATTGGGGCAGTTTAACGACGAGGCTGAATAATGCCTACAGATAACGCTTATGATGAGATTCTAGACACGCTGGCTGATACACACCAGCAACGTCTAGCTGATGCCCTAGTGACCTTAGAGGAGCGCGTAGCCGATGTTATGGCTGACGCTCCGCTACAGGGTGGCAATCTCTTTGACACTGAGTGGGCTATCAATGCCAGACCAGCTATCAAGGAGGCGATGGACGAGGCTTACTTATCTCAGGTTGACGACATTGTGCGGGGATATGGTGCGGTTGCTAATGAGGCGCAAGATATGCTCTCAACGTATGGCGACTTCACCAAGCTAGACAGCACCGTTGTGAACCAGTTGCAGAGACTATCATTCCAAGGCTTTGAATCAGTTGCTAATGAATACCTTGATGTCTTAGCCAATGAGGTCTATCAGTCAACCCTGACAGGCCGTAGCTTCAATGACACAGTGAAGAACCTACGCCAGACAATCAATGGCGTATATATCCAGAGCGATGATGTGGAAGCCCAGCGCCTTGTTGATATAGTGAACAGCGGTTCACCTGCGGCAGCCAAGGAAGCAGCCGAGCAGTTACGCACCAAGTTCGCCAGAGACAGGGCAGGCAATAACCTTAGGCGCTACAGCACCCAGATGGCACAGGACAGCCTGATGCAGTTTGATGCAAGCATTAACACTGCTATCGGTAAGGCAAGCGGCGCGACCAAGTGGAAATACTATGGCGATGTTATCAGGGACAGCAGACCGTTCTGCGTGGAACACGCCAACCAAGTGTTCGATGAGGACGAGATAGAATCAACATGGGCGGGAAGCTGGAAAGGTAAATCATCTGGCGACCCCTTTATAGTGCGCGGTGGTTACAACTGCCGACACCACTGGAGACCAGTATTCGACGAAGAGGATATTGTGTCGCAGCCTGAAGCCACAGAGGAGCCTGTAGCCGTCCCTTCTGTACCTCTATTACTGCCACCACTTCAAAAGAAGAAAGAGCTTAAGAAGAGCTATGACGAGCGCACAGAAGCGTCTAATCTTAAAGGCTCCGAAGATGCAGGCCAGAGAAGCAAGACAGGCTACCCAGTTAATAAAGACGGAACTTTTGCTGCAAGGTTTGACCATGGACACACCAGAAGAAGCAAGCTAACTCGCGATGAGTTCAATGCAAAGCAGTTTAGCGAGAACCAACTGGCAGGCTTTTCAGATGAGGCTTTGTCGCTTGTGGAGCCAACCCTGCTAGAGACTGATAAGCTGGCGGCTAAGTATGGCGTTCCAAGGATTAGAACAGTAGTCCCCGCAAAGGGAAAGAACACAGTTGCAGACATGGGTGATGGCGTACTTGGTCTAAACAAAGACATATATAATGGTTACGGAAAGAAGGCTTACACAAGCCAAGAGGCGCTAGACGGGGCAGTGAATGACCTTGCAGCGAAGACAAAAACTTTGCGAGCTAAGCTAGATGAGCAGGTGATACCCTATTTAGCCGTTAGAGAGGAAATGGTAGAAGCCGGCCTTAACTATACGCCTGAGCTTTTGGCAAGGTACAAAGCAGAAAAGGCCGCTTATGACAAAACTTTTAAGTCTATTGCCAAGAGTGAGAAAGCACTCAAGGCGGCCAGAAGGAATGCAGAGCCAAAGGTAGCCAGCACTTATGTAAGGGGCGGCAATAAGGCAGACAGGCCGTGGGCATCTGGCGGTTACTTTGATTCAGATGCAGACTTGGGTAAATCTACTATATTCCATGAGTTCGGTCATAACGTACACCAGCAGTATTTTGTAACACGAAACAAGATGAGAAGACCGCCCATAGAAGTTTGGTTAGATGGTAAATTTAAAGATAAACCTTTCTTTCCAACTCAATACTCGCAGGCTAACCCGCAAGAATGGTGGGCAGAAAACTTTGCGTTGCATAATATGGGAAGGAAAGATTTAGTTGATAAAGACATTGCAGGCTTGCTTGACGCTATAGCCGAATCGAACGGCAACCTAACAGTCTATGACGGCTTTAATTTTGAAACAGGAGAGTATATTTAATGGCAAAAGAACTAGAACTAGGGCTGGCACTTGTACAGCTTGAAGACTATCCAGAAGACATCATAGAGCAGCTAGACGCGCTTTATGAAGAAGCTGATGAAGAAGACAAGGAAAACTTTATCTGGCTTTACGAAGCTGCTTCCTTGCGCGTAAATGAATTAACTGATGAAGAGATTGAGGACGAGTAATGGCATACGCTACAGGTAAGAAAAAGAAGAAGAAAAAAAAGCCCACTAAATAAGCTGGGCTAAAGGGTACACTGCTGCAATTAGGATAGGGCTATAAACTCTTTCTTGGAAATCACTTCGTCAACGTATCGCTCAACAGGTGCTGGCACTACATAGCCGTCTGAGAGCTTGAGCATATTGTTGGCGCGGTTGCCATCCACAATAACAATCTCAACAACTTCGAGCCATTCTGGTTCGCCTGTCAGCGTTACATAATCGCCCTCAAATATAATCAAGCCTTTGGCTTTCTCTTGCCTAAGCACTTCGTCGTATTCGCGCTGAGTTAGCATCTCGAAGCTATCCAAGTGATTATCGTCACAGTATGTTTCGTTGGCTTGGTCTAGCGTCTGCGGTGCTGGTTTTAAAGTATTCATATTCCCTCCAAGGGTAGCCCCCTTTCGGGGGCGGTTGGTTTATCTTGTGGTTAATTCTTTGCCTTTTACTGGGGCTACTATTCTTGTTAGGTAAGCAACGTGGTCGCGTATGTTTTTCGCTTTGTACTCGCCATTTACGCGCTCGCCTTCTTGCAGTTGCGCCCAAGTTCTATTGTAGGTTCTGGCATCGTAGTAGTTTTCTTCAGTGAACCATTTTTTAGTTCCGAAACGATCTGCTTTAGTGGGAAGTAATAAAGTGTTTATATCTTCAGGCTTTCTGGTCTCAAGGTGAGTTGCCTTTATATCTAGATTTATCTGTACTTCAACCATGTGCGTAAGGTCATTCTCAGCAGGTCGCTTGCCCGCGCCTGAACAAACGCCATGGAATCCCCAATCTACTACATAACCATGTTTAGCCAGTAAACCAGTCTTAACATTTACAGCTTGCTTTCTACCGCAAGCCTGACAAGTACCGTTGTGAGTCGCTTTAGCCATTTTTGTAACCCTTGTTGTTTTTTGAATGTAGGTGCATTAAATACTATATTAACCTTAATGTAAACACTTTAGATAATATTTGAGCAGAAATGTTTATATGCTAAAATCGGGGTTCACCAAACTCAATTTGAGGCATCGTTACATGAGCGAAGAAATCGTGGATAACCAATCAGAAGAAACAGTTGTAGAAACCCCAGCAGAAGCCAAGACCTTTACACAGGCTGACATGGATAAAGCAGTTGCCCAGCGCCTAGCTAGAGAGCAGCGCAAGTATGAAAAGCAGCTATCAGGCATTGACCTTGATGAAGCCCGCCAACTGTTAAGCCAGAAGGAACAGAACGAGCAAGACAAGATGAAGGAACGCGGAGAGTTTGAGACTATCCTCAAGCAGACCGTTGAAAAGAAAGACAGCGAAATTAACGCATACAAGAGCAAGCTACAGCAGACCCTAGTTGATGGGGCTATTCTTGGTGCGGCAAGCAACAACAATGCAGTAAGCCCTGAGCAGGTATCGTCCCTCCTTAAAAGCCAGACTAGGCTTGGAGAAGATGGCACTGTAGAGGTATTAGACAACAACGGAACACCCCGCTATAATGACAAAGGTGAACTGCTGACTGTCAATGAGATGGTCGGTGAATTTCTAACGGCAAACCCTCACTTTGTGAACGTAGGAAGAAGCGGCACAGGTAGTCAGGGTAACGCTGGTGGCTCTACGCAGAAGCCTCAATCTGCGGTTGAAATGGTTGCGAATTGGAATGACGGTGGGCGTGAGGCTTATCGCGCACTGATGAAAGCCAAAAAATAACATAATCTTTTAACCTAATTTATTGAGGTATTACAATGGCTGCTACTACTAGCGCTACACTAGACGACCTGTTTGCGAATATTATCGCGCAGGCACGATTCACTGCTGAAGAGCAATCCCTGATGATGGGCTTGGTAACTCAGTACAACATTGCTAACGAAGCTGGCAAGACTGTCCAGATTCCTAAGTACCCTGCAATTGCTGCTGCCGACTTGACCGAAGGCACTGACATGAGTTCAACCACTGTTTCAACTAGCTCAGTAACTGTTACTGTTGGCGAAGTTGGTGCGCAGGTTGTTCTAACTGACATGGCTGCTTTTGGCGCTGGTAACCCAGCTGTCGAGCTTGGCACTGTTCTTGGTAACGCTATCGCTACTAAGATGGACACTGACCTTATCGGTCTGTTCACTGGTTTCACCGCGTCTGTTGGCGCAGCTGGTCAAGAATTGACTGCTGTTGATTTGTTTAAGGCAGCGGCTACTTTGCGAGCGGCTAAAGTAACTGGCAACATTGTTGCAGTTATCCACCCGTTTCAGGCTTACTCAATCAAATCTAGCTTGACTAACACCTTTGCTGACCCCAATGGCGGTGATATTCAGAACGAAGCCATGCGAACTGGTTACGTTGGTACTGTTGCTGGCATCGACGTTTACGAGTCAGCTAATATTGCTGTTACTGGCAGTGATGCTATTGCTGCTGTATTCGCTCCAGAAGCTCTTGCTATCGCTATGAAGCGCGACTTCGGTATCGAGTCACAGCGTGACGCTTCTCTCCGTGCCTTCGAGCTGAACGCAACTGCCGCTTACGGTGTTGCAGAGCTTGATGATAGCTTTGGCGTTAAGTTGATTGGTGACGCTGCACTTTAATTAGTGCTGATTCCCTGCCCCCTTCACTGGGGGTGGGGTTTTATTTAGGAGTTGTGATGGCTATTACATACCGAGGCGAACGCTTTGAAGGGTACAACAAACCCAAGCGCACCAGTAAGCATCCTGAAAAGAGCCATGCCGTACTTGCTAAAGAAGGCGACAAGGTAAGGCTGATAAGGTTCGGGCAGCAGGGCGCAGATAATAAGCCACCAAGAAAGAACGAAAGCGAAGCTGATAAGGCAAAGCGCAGGTCATTCAAAGCGCGATTCGCTAAAGACATTGAGAAAGGTCGCAAAGACAAAACCGCATCGGCGGCATACTGGGCAGATAAGGTGAAGTGGTAATGGCATTTTCGAACGATACTGATTTGGTAGCTATAGTTCCAGATATTTTGGGTTTTGGCATAACATCATTCGCCGGTCAACATGCCAGAGCGCAAGCAGACATTGAACGCAAGATACGCGCTGACTGGTGGGAAAAGCGTGGTTATAGCGGTGAGCTGATACCCAGCAAGCTAACAGACAGCCAGTGGACGCGATGCAGTGTTTACCTTGTTCTTTGGAAGTACGCCCTTCCGCAGCTAACCAACTGGGTAGACAATGACCGTTTTCTTGGCATGATTGATTTCTACAAGTCTCGCTACGGCGAAGAGATAGAAGCAGTGTTCCGCGATGGCGTTGAATACGATGCTGACGGTGATGGCACTGTTACAGATAAAGAGAAAGAGCCTATTAACTCTGGCAGGTTGGTTCGCTGATGCAGGTAAAGTTAAACGTAAAGTCTGAGCCTAGAGACCTAGCGAAGCTTGGTAGAAAGAAACGCAAAGATATTCAAGCACAATATAAAGAGGTGCTATCCAAGGTTGCCCAAGTTGGCGTTAATATTATTCTGGATAGAACAGCCCAAGGCAAAGGCTACAAGGGCGGCAGGTTTGAAAAGTACACTGCAAAATATGCTCAAGAAAGAGCAAAAGCAGGAAGAAGCAAGGCACCTAACCTAAACTTTACAGGTAAGATGCTTGGCTCAATGACTACCGTATCTAGCCCTACCAAAGCCTTTATTTTTCTTAGGGGAGAAGAAGCAAGGAAAGCCTCTGGTAATAACAAGAAGCGGCCATTTTTTGGATTCAGCAGAAGGGAAAACAAAAGGCTGGCTAAAGCATTTGAAAGATTTTTGGTGGTCGAATAATGAGCATTAGAGAGCAGATTGCAGACAATATAGTTACTACGCTTACTACCAGTGTTACTTCACCTGTCAGCATTAAGATGGCAACACGGCAGCCGTTTGATTTTGATAAGCTATCCAATGCCCAGTTCCCAGCGGTGCTAGTTAGGACTGCTGACGAATCTAGGGAAGATAGCTCTATTGCTGGCACTATGGGGAAGCGAATGGCTTCCATTAACTATGAGCTAGTTTGCTTTGTGAAGTCGGGTATAATTGACCAAGCAAGAAACAACATCATCGAAGCCGTTGAAGAAGGCTTAGAACTAGACCGCACTAGAGGCGGTTACGCGCTGGATACCCAGCTTATAAACATTGAAGTCGATGAGGGTTCTATTGACCCTGTTGGCGGTGTGATTTTAACCGTTCGCGTTGTATATGAATACACTCGCGGCACAACTTAACGAAAGGTGATTTAAAATGGCTACAACTACAGGCTCAAGCGGTATTGTTAAATTAGCAGTTGCACAAGGTACTGTTGCAGTTGTTGGCGAAGTACGCTCTTACACTATTGAAACCAGTGCTGACACTATCGAAGATAGCATCATGGGTGATACTGCCCGCACTTACAAAGCTGGCTTAGAAGCAAGCACAGTAAGCCTAGAATGCTACTGGGATGATACCGATGCACAGCAGTTGGTTCTTGACAGCCGTGCTTCAATTGACTTTGAAATCTATCCTACTGGCACTGGCACTGGTGAAAAGTATTACACTGGCAACGGCATTGTTACTAGCAAGTCAATTACCGCTGCTTTTGATGGCATGGTTGAAGGTACTTTTGCTATTCAGGTCAATGGCGCAGTAACAGAAGCAACAGCATAACCCCACTACAACAGGAGAAATTGCAATGGGATTAGCAAAAGAACTAAGAAACAGAAGAGCAGTTAAGCCGCGTGAAGTTCAAGTTACTGGGTGGGCAGATGAAAAAGGCAAGCCTTTCATTTTATACACCCGCCCAATAACTTGTTATGACATGAACGAACTGCAAAAGAAACACCCTACAATTCTAGAAGCTCCGACCATTGCTGCAATGGTGGATATTATCGTGATGAAAGCTGAAGATGCTGGTGGCGATAAATTGTTTACAAGCGCAGAAGATAGAATAGATTTGATGGGCGAAGAAACTGCAATTATTAGTGAAATCGCCAACCAGATGTTTGCAACTATCGACTCGGTTGAAACAGCAGTAAAAAACTAGAATCCTCTCAGTTAAGGATGAATACCATAGCCTTAGCTGAGAGGCTTCACATTCCAATAGCGCAAGCGGAGCAGATGAGCCTTTCAGAAATGAACGAATGGCTCGCCTACTTTCATATAATGAGTGAGCAAGATGGCAGCACAAGTAGCTAAGATTGCAATATTTGCAGTTGATAAAACTAAGAAAGGTTTTGCATCTATAGGCAAGAGCTTAATGGGCTTGACCAAAAGCTTATTTAGTTTGAAAACTGCTCTGGTTGGAGTGGCTGGTGTTGCTGGGTTTGGCTTTCTTGCAAAGCAATCTCTAAACGCTACTGACCAACTTGCTAAAACCGCTTCCAAAATTGGCACAACTACTGATGCCCTAACTAAACTGCAATATGCTGCTGGCCTAACTGGTGTGGAAACAACCACTCTGAATATGGCTATGCAACGTTTTGCGCGTAGAACTGCTGAAGCGGCTAAAGGTACTGGCGAAGCTAAAGGGGCAATTAGAGAGTTAGGTCTGGACGCTGGCAAGCTAGTTAATATGCCTTTAGATGAAAGAATGATTGAATTGTCTAAAGCGTTTGGCAATGTTAAGGGTGATAGCGACAAGCTAAGATTGGCCTTTAAACTATTCGATAGTGAAGGTGCCGCACTTGTAAACACCTTGTCAGCCGGTGAAGATGGGCTGAGGGCTATGTTCCGTGAGGCTCGAACGTTAGGCGCTGTAATGTCACAGTCTGCCGCAGAGGGAGTTGAAAAAGCGAATGATGCTTTAAATAAACTCGGAACCTTGATGGGCGGCATTAAGAATCAGATGTTTGCGGCTATGGCTCCAGCGTTTGAACTTTTAGCTGATACGCTAAGAAACAAGGTTGTCACTGGCATAGAAAAGACCAGCGGCTCTGTAGAACAATTTGCGCGCACTTTAGCTGTTAAGGTATTAACTGCAATTCAAGGAGCTGTCACAGGCTTCCAGAGCCTTGCTAATGGGTTCATCATGGTCTACAACTCAGCGTTGCAGATGAAGGATGGCCTCACTAGAGCATTCACTAGCGATGCAGAAATGAATGCCCGCCAACTAAGAGTTGAGATTGGCAAGCTTGAGGAAGACATGGCTGCAAGGGCTGATAAGATTGCAGGCTACAATGCAAGGCAGAAGCTTTCTAGCGAACTAGCTCAAGCAAGTGACAGAAAAAGATTAGAGAGCCTACAAGCATTATTGATTGGAGCTGATGAAGCGGGCGATTCACTAACCTTATTAAATGAACTCGATTTTGCTGGCGGTTTAAATGCACAGATTGACAGCCTGAAGCTTTCGCTAGATTCCATTCCTGATGCTGTAACCAAAGTTGCCCCAGCTATGGTTCAAAGTGTTGGCGATATGGAGAAGGCGTTTGATGATTGGTCTGGAAAGTTGCCAACCATGGAAGATAATATTAAGTCTCTGACAGCCCAAGGCTTAGATGGTTTGACTGATTCTCTTACAGCCGCTGTAACTGGTGCGGCTAACTTTAAAGACGCTATGAAGTCTATGGCTAAAAGCGTTGTAGATAGCCTGATTAAAATGCTTATCCAGAAGTATATTGTTGATGCGGCTTTTGGAGCTATCACTGGGATGTTTGACAACACCACCGGCA